TTAGAGAAGAGAAATGCCGCGGAGTGCGCAGCGGGTTTTGGCATTAGCATAGGCTGTCTGAAGATCTGCAAGCGTTGTCGGGCCATCCCGATACAGGCACTCAACCACCTCTAACTGTTTTGAAAAACCATTGGTATTGTATGCCGTGTTACCGGGCCCAACCTTCGCCGCTGTTGCCGGGGTTTTAACGGAATCCGTCAGATTAACCTGCGTGGATGCACCTCCTACCATTGAAATGAGGTTGTTCCCGTTTCTGCTGAACGCCAAAAAAATATACTTTCCTGCAGTGAGTCCGGCCGGCACAGGAATTTCAGTTGTCACAGATGCCCCCTGCGCATTGCGCACAAGGTGGGTCATCACACTGGTGCCGCTCATATAGATACACTCCCCTTGTGTTCCGGTATTTACCCCGAGAAGGATCTGTGTCGCGGCGCCGGTATACTGAATGACAGCAGTCAGTGTCATGCTGTTTGAGTCATTATATTCAGTGCTGAGACCGTTAAAGCCCGTCGCTACAGCAGGAAGAACAAGCGATGAGTTTTTATAGGTTGGCAAAGCACCAGCCGAAGGCGTCATAACATGGCCACCAGACAGAGAGGTGAGGCTGTCAGCACTTCCACCAAACATCCAGTTTACAAAACCAGACTCCGGATTAAATTCCGGATTAATGAGGCGGCGCACTGAGCTTTCATCAACATAGGTTGGGTTATCGAATGGCACATCGAAAGAAAGACGGGTGAATAAATAGCTCATGAAATTGCCTCTTTCCGGAAGATGGTTAGATAGTTGCGGAGTTCGTAGGGATTGCCGTTTTTATCGCGGAGATCGGATGCGTAATCGTCAGAATCACAAACATTTCCACGACACCCGGCAGTATATCCGGCGGGCCAGTTTGGATAGATACCGCCACCACTGTCGGCACCGCGGTTTTCCGGCGTGAATGCATAAGCCAGATAAATTTTATCCGCCGCATTAAACGGAATCGCAGGAACAATCTTAATACGTGATCCGCTTACGATAGTGACCGATGAGATGGCCAGGCGTGTTAGCGTCCCGGCACTGTTTTCTGCCCACAGTTCGAAGCCTTGCATCCCATCTGTCGCAGCAGTTACACGATCGGTACTGAACTGAACCGGGCCAACCGGGACGTGCAGATCAAGCAGGACAGAGGTATTGCCGATACGGCTGACTTTAGTTGGATATAACGGCAGCCATGGCTTTTTATTTTCGTAGTAAAACTTCTGGGCTTTCGAGAAGAATAAATCACGGTGACGATAGCCATCATTCGTGAGGTGTAGCCCATCGGCATAGTCGAAAATATACATCGGCGTCGCGAGCTGAATTAGCGGATTACTGACTGCTTCATCCAGTTGAGCCAGTGGTATTTCATAGCTGGGGTATGTAGCCCCATCATAACGACCATGTGTCGCCATCTGATACGTGAACATGACTACATCATGATTCAGTCCGGAGATCGACTTCACGTGCGCGTTAGTGATCTCCTGCATCTCTTTCGACTTCTGCCGGTAGTAGGCATACCCGGTTCCCTGAGAAGCATCGGTTTCGCCATGCTGGAAATTAAACCAGAGCATGCCGTACTGGAGGCCTCTGGCATCAGCCAGGTCTTTTGCCTTCTGAATTGTGTTGATGAACTGGGTGTAGACCACCGTTCCTGGCTCCAGTCCTGAAAATGGCGTACCACCCAAACCGGACGCGGCAAGCAGAAATTCGCTGCTGGAGGCATCGCTCACTTTAGTCTGAAAGTCGTGGACCTGGCTTTGCATGTACTGGCTGGACGTCGGATCTTCCAGGCTAACAAGAGATGTTGGGTTTTTGTTGTAGGTCAGCACTCCGGTATCAAACCGAACTGAATTAATTGTGACTGTAGAAAGCCCAGGCGTCCCCTGTGAGTAAACACTCAGGCTTTGTCCGTAGCTCCTGGCATCCATGAATTCAGGAATAAACGTCGGGTACACAATTGATGACTGTTCAGTCCCAACAGCTTTACCAAAAACATAATAAAGCCCGGATGACAGGTCCAGATACTTAACAATGCGGCCTGATTTATCGACCAGTTCAATGATAATGGTCGGATTGCTGTCATTCATTACCCATGTTTCAGAGCCTAATTCCGAAACCGTTTTGTTATCCGCCAGTGGTTTTCCATAGGCGACTATTTTCTTTGCGCTATGGTTCGCGTAAATAACCTCTCTTCCTGACGCATCGGCCATTATCGTGGTTTTGGCAGAACTGCTACTGTTATCAACCCACTGCGATTCGCTGCCCAGAGTAACATCCACCCTGAAATCATCGTTTATTTGAACGGCTTGTTGCGATGGCATCTTTCTGCCAGTCGGTTCAAGGGTCCCTGAATTATTAATGTATTCATCCGCCAGAGCGCTACCGATGCCGCTACGTACATAGGTTGTGCTCCCTTCGGGGATATTAGCAATATCAGCCTGTGCAGCCTCAAGTGTCATGTACTGCCTGCTGAGCGGTATCAGGTTTTGACGAATTTCATCATTCTTCGCCATCATCTGGCGCCATGAGTACAGCGGATCTCCGGCACGGTCGGGAACATCGGCAGCGGGTCCGTTGACCAGCTTATCCAGGCGCGTGGCGTTATCGAGCAACACTATGGGAGAATTACTCCCCAGCGGCGGATTAAAGGCCATGTTTTTTGCTCCAAAAAGAGGCTTCACCCAAACGAGGGTTTGAGCGAAAGAAAGTTAATCGGGGAAATTTTTGGTTTTAAGAGACGCTGCCGGGGTAGTTGGCGTCGTCGTACTGGTAGAAAATGTCGCTGTACTGTCTGGTCGTCACCTGGCAGGTTCCGTCCGCCTGCGGGGCTATCTCCTCAAAAATGGCATCGTAGACACTTCGCGTTGAGCTGCAGAACACCAGCCGTGGTGGCTCAATGCTCGGATCGTGCAGCATAATTTCATCAAAAGCAGCCTGCCACGGAACGGACAACTGATAATCCCCGACAAAGGTGGCCACCAGCAGCCCGGAGGCAGAACCATCCTGGTAACGCAGAATTGCGCGCGGGTTTTCAAAGGACCAGTCCAGCGGCTCGGAGACGGTAAATACCGTTTGACCGCCAGATGTGGCCATATCCATAACCAGGCTACTTACCGTTTTATTTCCCGGAATGTCATCCGTCAGCAGAATGCGATCGCCATACTGATAGACCAGCGCATCCAGTTCTGTTGTCGTGTTATGGCCCAGCCGCTGATAGAGGTATTTCATCAGGCGGCGCATGCCGATTTGATAGGCGCGGTTCGGGTCAAGAACCCCATCGAGGGTATAACTCTCAATTTTCCTCGGTGTGGGGTTATCCGGAGTCCGGCATTGCACCGTTTCTTCTGACCACGTCGTGCCATTGATATAAGTGACGTCCACACCATCGTAATCATCGGCGGACGGCGCCGAGAAGGTGGTCTGTAACTCGTCGGTCATCTCATGCGGGCTGATAATGCCGGACCAGTTCTTAATCCCTTCCCTGCCTACAGATGCGAGCCCGTCACTCAGCAGGAAGTACGATTTCCCCGCCGTGGTGATCTTCTGCAGCATTTCCAGTGCCGAGATACTGTCGCCAGTGGCGAAATCAAAATACTCTCCCCGCGGGGTCCAGTAGGTTGCCTCGAGGGTGTTAATGGCTTCGGTGTCCATCGCCAGACCGAGAGAATTACCGACATGATACAGCGCGCTGGAGATTCGCCGCGGAGCGCCGGTATCATAAATACGCGTGGCCACAACGTTAACGCGCCGATCAGACTGCGCCGCCAGTTTGCCGCCAGATTCCACCGTCACGGCCATTAACGATACACCGGCATATGATGCAGGGCGTGTCAGTAACCTGCCGCGCAGCGCCTGCCAGTACATAGAGTCCCTGGAGTTTTTACTTCCCTGCTCATTACGCCGCCGGCAGCGAACCTCAACCAATCCCGGCGAGCTGAGCTCCACTCTTTCCGTAAACCCAAGAGCGTTAATGTTCTTCATCCGGTACTGTCCGGTTTTGCTCACCCACCCCGAACCAGAACCATATACGCGGTACTGAATTTCATAATCAACGTTACGGTAATTCTTGCCACCGGATTTTCCGAAACCGCAAATGCCGGAAGGGAATGAAAAATTCACTTCAAATGCATTTACCACCTCATTATCCGGGCAGGCGAGAAACGGACCCATCCAGCTATTGTTGTCGTTAATCCCGGTCGCCTGGTAATCAATCATCGTCCTGGGTGAGTAGCCTGGCCAGGTATTATCAACGCTTCCGTTAACCATTCGCTGTACTGTCGCTGTCGTGCCGTCTGCGGATGCAATGCGGTATTCATTTCCCCGGTGCGCCAGCGACAACCGCTGTGTCCCTTCAGGAATGCCGGAAAATGCCGTGCCGCTTCCACTGCCATAAGCAAGAGTGACATTGGCGGTGATCGCCGGGCTGCCGCCGCTGGATGCGGTACCATCGGTAAAAACTGGACTATCCCCGAAAACGGAAACCGGAAGTGATGAGGCGGTAATACTTCCGCCCAGCCACGGACTGGACTTCTCAACGATGCGAACTACCCCGCCATCATCCTGAGCGACCAGGTTCGACCCGGCGATCGCTTCATTGATTGCCGCCAGCAGGCCAGACATATTGCCGTAGTTAGCGATCAGCGAAACGGTATAGGTGGTTGCCTGCCAGGTCAGGGTAAATGTCTGGCTGATGCTCGAAAAATCATAGGTTGTTGGGGCTGCGCTGCCGCGCAATGAAGCAGCTGCTCCCCCCACACCCGGAACAGCATCCTGCTTTGGCGTGAACGTAGCGATGAAGAGATCATATTCTGCCCCGTTAATTTCCAGCGTAACGGGCATGCCGGCATAGGGGTTAATCTCAGTCAGCGTGTCACTGAACAGGACGCTGTAACCCGATGAAGACGAAATCAGGTAGTTGGTCGGCGCGATGATAGTCACAAGCGCACCTTCCACCCAGGACTCAGGCAGAGAATCATCGCCATCATCATCGCTCAGCCCGGTGAACGATACCGACGATCCTGAAACGGTCATGCTGTCGGCGGTAATATCGGATGAATCCGGTGCCGTCTGCGCCATATCAAGGCCGCTGCCGCTGGACGTTCCGCCCACCTCGGTAGAATTGAACCAGTTTTCACTGCGGCGATCGCCGGAAACATCCGCTCCCGGCGGATAGAGCGTCCAGGAGAATGAATCACCCAGGGCGGAAATAGGCGTCGAACCAATCCTGATATCGCCGTTAGCAAATGCCACATTTCCACGACTCACGCAGATCAACATCTCAATTGTCATTCTGGTTGGGTCATCAGGGTTAAAACGACTGACCGGCTGAACAACATAATCCGGATAAACCCGCGCACGTCCGAATAATTCCCGGATAGGATCACCAAGTTTTGCCGTGTTCGCTTTTGCCGGGTTTAAGTCCAGAGACTTACCAGTAGATGAATCGTAGGCCCCCGTATCGAGGTTATTCATCATGTAGATGGAATAAGCTGCAGCGGCTACCGCTACAACCAGGGCGGCAATGGCAAAGCCTGTCGCGTAAGGGACGGGGTAAATCTTCACGTCAGTATCTGGTAACAGTTCGCACCGCGGCCATTCCTCTGATGCTACGGGCACGCCATCAATTTCAACGCTGATTGGCTGTGGCAGCCCGGGATCATAATTTTCGACATTCCTCTGCATCCACTCATGCAGGGTTATGCGCGCATGCTGATGGCTTTCAAGTGGTCCGCCAGGTAACCGGGAGGGATAAATACTGATCGTCATCGCCAGAATTCCACCTTGATAAATCGCCGTTTAAATTTCCAGACCGGCATAAAAGAAACGTTCGAGCCGGGGTTACATTCCGCTACCTGCAGCAACCCGTTCAGCTCAACAACAATCCCCACATGGGTGACCATTGTTCCCGAATAACACGCCACGCCAGCGCCGACGCATGGTTCACAACGCTCAAGCTTCAACATCAGCTTTCTGGCTTCTTTATCAAGGCCGCCGCCATCTTTGGTCACACCTGCAAAGTCTGGCCATTCGGGTAATCCAAGGTCGCATCGTATCTCATTTACGATGCCAAAGCAGTCGAGTTGCGGATACACTCTGCCGCCCTTCAGCCAGGTGACCGAAAGGTATTTATCAGGTTCAAACATGGGGAAACCTCAACTCATGTAACGGAGGCCGGGATACTCATTAAGGGTGTAACGGAATCTCGGCCAGGCGGTATCGAGAACGTTCATATAGCCGGCTGTGATTTGTGCCTGCAGCGCTGTCCAGGATCCCGATTTGATAGCGAGCGTATACGGCACGGTAGCCGGAGCGTTAAGGTCCGTTGAAACATATTGCCTGTAAGTCATAGAGCCATCTTGCCTCGCTGCCAGGGCATCACGAATCGCTGTACTCGCCTCCCCTTTTATGTTGCTGACAGCGAACTTCAAATCCTGTGTACCGTCGCTGTTTCTGGCCGGGATGGCGATATCGATAGCTGCGGCTGAAAAGGTTATAACAGCGCCATTTTCGGTCGTCGCTGTAATATCGTCGTAGCCCTTGCAGAAATAATGCACCGTCGAACCGATATTGATTTGCAGCGTTTCAATGATGACTTCCGATCCGCTACTGGCATAAAGCCGGTTAAGCACCGTCATGCTTTGGCCACTCCCTGTTTAATGCGATATCAAGCAGTGAACTACCTGCTATCCACTCGGGGTAGTTACCCCACGGCGGAGGCAATAGTGGACGCTCCCATAACTCCAGCGTCGCCGAATACCGCCAGTAGATGGGAGCCACCAGCACTGGCCCCTGATAGATATCCGTAAAACGACATTTGTAGAATTTTATGCCTGCGGGGGTTTGCAACTTCATCATGAACCAGGCTGCACCATCAGAGAGCGCATCGCGGTACCACGATTCAAACGTTAGCCCCTGAACATCGCTCTCCATAAACCAGGATACAGTCGCTTCCGTGGGAGTCGAGGTATACGCCCTGCGTTGTCTCGCCCGGCCTGTGGTGAGTTGAGTTCGTTTCAAAGGGCTGACTGGCTGGAATCCATAGCCTTCTTGTAAAGGCATAGGGAGATAGTCATGCGGATAAAATATTTCAGCCATTACCCTGTTCTCCGTCCAGTGTTATACCCCCCAGTTAATGCCTTGTGCACTTGGCCAACCCCTTTTGCCAGATCGTTAGCAACCTGCTGGTAACCTTGTTTTGCTCCTTCACGAGTAGCCTGCTGTACAAGCAGCACAGTCGCGTCAGAAGGATTTCCATTGATGGTTATTGGAGGAACCGTGACTGTGGGGCGGATGATGGTCGTTTGCTGGCTGTTGCTAACGTTCTGAACGCCAGTCCCAAACCCCGAACGCCCCAATGTGGCATCAAGTGGCTTGCCGTTCCGTAACGCCTCAAGTTGTGACACGCCGATTCGATTTGTAGACTCCTGGTCGAAAACGTACTCCCCTTTATGAACAATACCCGCTGGCTGATACTTTCCGCCTGAGCCAGTATATCCACCAGAAGCAAAGCCGACGGCGGCAGCACTGGAGATGCTGGACGTTATTGTAGCCATGAGGCCTGCAACAGTAGCCATTGCTGCTAAGTTGTATGGGAATGGCTGGCTTGAAAGCGCCTGCGCCATTGCCATTGGCAATTGAACAGCCGCCTGAGCAAGCGCAAAAGCTTTTTGCGTAACAAATGCCGCTTTATACATTACAGATTGCTCGCCGAACATCGCCCCCATCGAATCGGTGATACTGGAGAAAGAATTTTGCGCTGATTGCATCTGTGCGGCATAAACTGCGGTGCTTAGTGCTTGCTGGTTCTGTTGTCCTTGCTGTTGGAGAGCCAGCAATTGCTGCTGCTTCTGCTGCTCATTCAGTAAAGTACTTTGTGTGATCGCCTGCTGCTGCTGGTTCAGCCAGGAAGCATAATCAGTCTGGGCTTGCTTCAGCTTTTCGATAACCTCAAGCTGCGGCTCTATTTGCAGCCCTATCATGTTCAATCCCTGCCCTGACAGGTCACTATTGGTTGCTCCAGACGTCAGCGTACCACCGGCCTTGTTCACACCTGATATAACGGAATCAGGCAGCACTGATTTACCAATCAGGTCGCTCGCCTGCTTCCCAGCAGCCTCCGGCGTCAGTTTCTTCAGCTCAACCATCTTCTGAAGAATTTCGAGGCGTTTTTGCAACGTCTCATTTTGGCGCAATTCCTTTGGTGCAATTTGCTCCTGCATTTTCCGGTAGTCATCCAGCGTTTTAACTGAACTCTGCAAAGCCTCCTGCTGCTTATAGGCCTGCAATATTTCGTCAGAACGGGAAAGAATCGACTTCTGGTCGGCGGTTAGTTGCGTTTTAGATTTGAGGTCAGCGATCTGCTGTTCGAACTTAACCCGTGCCTGCGTAGCGCTATTAAGTTTATCGCTGGCATCCAACTGGGACTGCATCGCGGCAGTCTGCTGGTGAATCTGGTCAAGAAGCCGAGTTGCTGCGTCCTCTGCGTAGGCTTTTCCTTGAGGCGTCTTCGCGATCTTTGGTGCTTTTGGATCTTTATACATCTCGTTAATACGAGAAACATTTTTAGCGTACTGGTCTGCCGTGATAGCGCCAGCCTTCAAGAACTCACTCTGCTGCTTAATAGCTTTATTTCGCTTATCAGCATTGCTCAAGTATTGAAGGTTAACTCGATCCGCTTCCTGCTGAGTTTTAATGCGCTTTTGTTCTGCTTTGTCATGATCTGACAAAATATCATTTAGCGTATCTTCCGCTGTAATTTGCGACTGAATAGCATCCCGTTGTTTGAGCATCTCCGGAAGGTTACTAAACCGAGCATTTAACCCGTTCCAAAAACCTCCTTCCGCCTGACCTTTCTGCGCCTCGGCAATGTTTTCATTTAAGGTACTTAACTTGTCTTGTAGGGTCTGCTCGCGCCCAATGTTGAGCATCGCATCCCATGCACCTTTAGCTGCTTTCCCCAACGAGTCCCAGGCGCTTTCAAGAAGGCCTAGATTCTGATGAATATCATTTGCACGCTGCTGCATGGTATTGGCGTACGCATCGGTCGCTACGCGTGCCGCCTCTTGCTGATTCCCTTCATCCTGCAAGGCCTTAATCTGGTTGTAGGTTGCCAGAGTTAAAAAATGGTATTGGTCGTTTAGTTTAGTAATGGCCGCAACCGGATCAGCTGCAATATCGTTGAAGTCACTCACAAGTTTTTCAGTGGCAATTCCTGTCGCGTCACTGATTTTTATGACTGCAGTTGTTACACGCTCCAGTGAATCGCCTGCGACTTTTCCAGATGAAACTAACTGATTTAACGTTGAAGCGGCTTTCCCGGTGGTTGAATCAGCAACAGCTCCTGCACGAGCAGCCATATCAGCAAGTTGACCGGATGTTTTCCCTACCTGATTACCAGTTAATACGAGGGATTTATAAAATTCGTCCTGCTCTTGAGCGCCTTTATAGTAAGCAAGACCAAGAACACCAACAGCTGCGGCAGTAATCGTAAAAGGGTTAACCAACCCCATAACATAGGTACCAACTCCCTTAATAGCTGGCCCAATACCGCCAAACATATCTTTTAACTGCCCACCCTGCTGCATAAGCACCATAAAAGGGGATTGGCCTGTAGAAAGTCCGACTACGATATCCGTCATCTGAGCGGGAATCATGCGCATAGCATTGGCAGTCTGAGCTGCAGACTGGCCTGTTTTACCCAATTGCGCCTGGGTTTTCTCCAGGGCATCGCGGGATTCTGCAAGTTTGCTGTTGAGGCGATCGTAAGCCAGGGGCGACAGCATCCCGGATGTTTTAGCTGTATCAAGCTGGCGCTGTTGCTCGTTCAGGCGGCGGAATGCTTCACCTACGGGATCTATTTGAGCCTCAAGGCGACGCAGTGCATTTACCTGTTCATCATGTGCTTTTGCAGCTTCGCGCTCGGCTTGTGCTTCGCCGGTTACTTCTCGGCGAGTATCCTGCAGTTTTTTGCTGTAGGCATCATATTGAGAAGTATTAATTGCCCCCGATTTAAAGGCCGTGTTGAGTTCACTTTGCTGTTGTTCAAGATTGCGAAGCGCAGCTGCCAGAGGGTCGATTTTATCGAGCATTCTTTGGAATGCATCAGCCTGCGCCTCCTGCTGAGCAGCAGCTAATTTGCTGGCCTTTTCTGCTTCTCGTTGAGCTTGTGCAACGCCGCTTAACTCATCGGTCGTATCATTCAGCATTTTGGAGAGAGAGCGAAACTCTTCCTCGTCAATTAGCCCCTTGTCGAAGTATTTTTTCAGCTCAGTAAAGCGGCGGCCAACGGTATCAATAGCAGCACCAACCGGATCAATGACTGCTCGCAATTTATTGAGAGCGTCTTTTTCCTCGTCAGTTGCTTTTGTCACTTTGAACATGCTGGTTACGGCTTTATCACCAGACTGAGTCATCTTATCAAGCGCAACTGCAAGGCTGTCAGCCTGTTTTTCTGCCCCAGAGCTATCAATAACAATGGCAAGGCGGGAGGTTTGTTCTGTCATTTAGTGATCTCCGGGCAATAAAAAACCCCGCCGGGGCGAGGTTAGATTTTTAATAAACAATTACTGTCGATATATGATAATTGTTGCGATTATTGAAACAGAGACAATGGCAGCCAGAATTAACCTGAGACTTTGCTATCTGAACACTTAACTGTTTTAAGAGATTCAAGCTGCTGAAGACGTGCCTGCGCCTTTTTACGCGCTTCACTTTTGGCCATACCATTACCGATACCGAAATCTCCCAAAGCTCCCAATACGGTACGCCCATCGAACTGACCTGTAGTTTCGATTTCGTTCTGTATACTGTGAGTTTTAGCTATCTCCTGCTTAATTGCCGCACAATCTAACGCAGCAGACTCTTCGCTCGTAACGGATGGAGCTTGCGGATACTGCTTAGTAGCGCATCCAGAAATAACAAACATCCCAGCTATTACCATCATTAGATTCTTCATTTTATGCTTCCTATGATTACAATCGGAAACATCCTAACACATGGATATGAGCAGACAATGATATGACTACTTCACTTTTTCTTGTCTTTTCTGCTCTTCGGCCCACTCATCACGCCACGCATCGTCGAGCGCCAGGATAGCGGCGTCAAACTCGGTGCGGTCAATCAGGATGGTGCGCGATGCCAGATATAGCTCAATATCATTCAGGGATAATGGGAGCGGTACTCCGGCCATGCCAGCATATTTCCTGCTGCGCGATATCATGGCATAGGCATTGAGGATCTCCCCTGTTACTGCATCAATTTCTGGCTCAGGAATCGGCGGAAGGTTCAATTGCTCCCGGCGCCATTTAGCCTTATCTCCCCTTTCGCCCCCGAACTCCTTTAGCCACGCCTGCGCCTCTAGGGCTTTTTTACGGTTTCCTGAGTCTGCTGCTCCTTACCCTGAGCTATGTTCGCAGCCTCAGCCAGAATCAGCCAATACAACGCGGGATTCTGCTTCAGTAACGCGACGCCAAGTTCAGGCGTATACGCAACCGCCGTCTCAATACCATCCACCAGCTCACCTACTCCCTCCCAGTCTTTCAAAAGAAAGCGCGCGCAGTTATCGATGAGCAGATCGTCAATTGAGTCAATTTCACCCACGCTGGCGAGATCGAACGCGTCGGTACCGACCTGATAGCTCGCGTCCATTTTGTCGATATGACGCCGCACCAGCGCATTGCGTGAGCGGTACTGTGGATTCTCGCTGCTGGCCACCAGCAGGCGGAGTTTAAACAGTGCTTCTTCTTCAGGTGTGAATTTCTTTTTACGGCCATCAGGCTTTTTAAAAGGGAAAAACCAACGCTCGCCACTCAGATCAAGTTGAGAAGAAATAATCAGCATACAGACTCCATAAAAAGCCCGAACCGCGATGTTCTGCGGAACGGGTCAGGGAAATTAAGGTGCGGTGACAGTGATTTCAGACGTTGCCGTAAAGGTGCGAGCCTTCCCGGTGATCGTGGCGTTCCCGGCAGCATTGCGGGTCACTTTCGCCGTTTTTTGCCCGGTAGAAACTACGCTGGCAATCGCAGGATCAGATGACGTCCACTGGACGATATCTGTTGAATCAGCAGGCGTAAGCGTGGCGGTTAATGTCACCGTAGAGCCGACAGCGCCATTTGAAGTGGCTGGCGCAACACTGATTGCCGTCGCCGGTACTTTTGGCGCGCGGGTAATGGTTGGCGGCGTATTGGCGGCCGTGATATCGAGCTGAACCTGTACGATGTCAGTATTCCCGGCGTCCGGCCAGTCGCCAGAAATCTGCACTTCAGGGAAGCTGAAGGTATAAGCGCCTTCGGCGTTCTCCAGCGTGAAGGTAAACGGCACCGTTTCGCCGGTGAAGGTTTTTTTGTAGATCTCCCAGGCTGCCTTGGACCATGACAGCGTGATCTGGCCTGACGGTGTAAAGGTCGTCGGAATGTTTGCGCCAGCAAATGCTGAGCCGGTACCGATACAACGCTGAGTCTGCATGTTGTTATCAAACTGGATATTAAACGTATCCACACAGAAGCCGGCACCACCCGCCACCCCGTTCAGACTCAGGCCTGTCACTTCCTTAAACGAATAGCGCAGCGCGCCAGCACCATCCACCGGGTTAGTGAAATAACTGGTATCGTCGGCTTTGGTTTCCCAGTCAAGCCCGGCGAAGGTAATGGTCGCAGTGATGTCGCCATCATTCGGGATTTCAATCTGGAAAGTGGCAACCTGGCAACCGCGGGCAATCTGTGCGATCCCTACATCATCAGCGTATGAAGAAACTGAAAAAGTAATGCGGTTGTTGCCCATCGTCAGCACATTATCGAGCCAATCCGCTCCGAAACAGCTCGCCAGAAAATCATCATGCTGATTCCAGCGAAATTTGGTGCCGACATCACCGCCGACATCAATCGTGCCACGGGAAACGCCCTGCGCCATACGGTCACCGCCGATTTCATCGTTATCGTTGGTGTTCTGCGTTGGCATCAGCCCGAACGACGAACGGCGTAACAGATTCCAGACACCAGCAGAGGGTGTCTCTCCCGGTGTGGTTTCGCGAATAAACGCGGTTACTACTTTTGCGCCTGAACTCACAGGAGCCTCCTGTTGATTGTGCGCTACAGAGCGCGATAAGGGATTTGAAGATTGAGCTGAGACCAGCCATCGGTTTCACCTGCCGGGATGGCGGATACGGCGAAATAACTCAGCGCTCCGTCGTCCTGAAACTCGAAGAGTTGCGTTAATTTGTCGGCGGCCTGAGTCAGCTGCAGAGTGCCTGAACCAACAGGGACGAAAAGCTGGATGATGAGAACCCCTGTTCGGTGGACAGTCGGGCCCGCTCCAATTTCGTTAGCACCTGCTTGTCCGGGGATGTCAGTAAGACGCGCCCAGATTTTTCGACCGCTGGGATCGAATACAGGACCGTTTGGATAATCCACCGCATCCTGGGCAATAGCGGTCTGCGTCGTCATTCGTCTGATGACAACGTTTCTTATTTCTGTGAGGGTCATTTGTAGGCCTGAATCACACCATTAAATGAGACGGCATAGACGCCTGTCGGCGCTTGCGTAGAGTGGCCATTCTCCAGCGGTACGGAGTAAGGGAGGTTTGACTGAATGTAAATCACCGAGTAGGCCGGCGCCTGATTGATGATATTTTTCCCGTTGAGGAATGTCATTGTTCCGCGCGGGTCAGGCTCGGATGGTATTGAATGATCTGGTTCTCCAATACTGACAAAGTGTGACGCCCGGAAAGTTCCTGCGCGATACTCAGCCGGACGCCGGATATCCATGCCATCGTTAACACGTGCTTTCTTTCTGAGACGGCCTGTCTTTGTCAGGTTGGCAGGATCGGCATAAAGAGATTCGTTCCATTCACCTACCGCTTTGTTGTACTGAACCGCAGTGGCGTTGATGGCCCACAGTTCCGGGTTACCTACAGGCGATCGCTGAACGATTTCATTCAGCAGCTGAATGGCGATAGTTCTCTGCCGTAACCTCACATCGTCCTCCACCAGCCCGGCGAATGCCGCCGGGTCAATGTTCCAGCCCTTAGCCATATCACGCCCTCCGCAGTTGAATGGAGTACGCAGCACCAGCAGAGTCTGCAGAAGCGGTAATGACCTCGTAGCGCTGGAGTACGCCAGTAATCGGGTCAGGTGCCGTGATGATGTGCTCAACCTCTGGCTTGTCGGTGACCTCATTAACGAGGGCGGTGAGTTTCACATCACCATGAAGGATGTTAACACCATCGATGCGGCGGAGTTTATAGCGCGCCAGCACTCCGCGCCCCGAGTAAGTCACCTGCGTTTCAGTGCCGGTTTCCGTAACCGGGTCCCAGTCACCTCGTACGGTGTATGTTCCAGTGAAATCCTTAACAGCATCCTTCAGGTCGGTATCGAATGCCGCAGCGACTTCGGTTTGCAGTTCGTCACGAATTCCCATTGCACCCACCACTACGCTGCTGAGGTTTAACGATCACCGTACCGTGGAGTTTTCGGGTATAAATTGCGCCGCTGCGCTTAACCCGCAGCGGGAGCGGAGCAAACTCAACAACGCCCTTTGCCGGGTTTGCGTAAACGACATGTCTGATCGGGTTTCCATTCACAAACACATCGCGAGGACCGAGCCCGTCACCGGCATAATGCACATCCGGATTTTGCATGTTACCCCCTCACCAGCCGCACCTGCGACTGATTAACACCGTATGGCTTAAGCATGGCCAGAGCCAGCTGCAGGTCAGAATCAAGCAATGCAGAGCTGTTGGTAGCGAGTTCTGAGAAGGTTTTGGAAACAGAAACGTCGTCAGCGTCAACGGCCTTACTCAGCAATACCCCCGAGTCAGTTTTCTGCTGATACAGCCCGCCATTTGCCGCCGCCAGCGCCGCATAGGCGCCAGCCTGTTTTACATCGTCAGGAATGATGGTTTCGTGAGCTGCCTTATCGCACGGCATTTTCAGGTTAAGTCCATTCATCCAGGTATTAGCCATCAGCACAGATTTGGCTTTTTTGCTTTCATCCGCCCAGGTGGCACCGAGTATCGAATTGACATCTTCAACGGTGACGAAAGTGATCATGCATCACTCCATTTCTTTCCAGCCGTGCGCCTTCCAGTTCTCCACTTCATCAGGGTGAACGTTGGCTGTATTAGGAGCGCCGGGGAATGCCGGGAAATCGGTAATCATCGCCACCAGCTGCAGTTCCTGCTGTGCAGGAGTATTGGCGTCAACCTGCACGGTCGCAAGTTTTGCTGCAGCACGTGCAGCACGCTGCTCTTTGGTTAATCCGGCCATAAGCCCTCCACTAAAAAAAGGGGCCGAAGCCCCCGATAATTAACCCAACAGCAGAACCGAGTGCTCAGTTTTCACTGCCGCTACGCCCCAAGACAGGCCAACTTCGTAGCGCACCTGACGGTATTGACGGTACAGCGCCACCTGATAAGTGATGCCTGACACCGGGTCAGTAACGTTCATGACGTCATCCGCAGTATCACCGCCCTGCGGCATTGCCGGGGTACGCGCAGCCAGCAGGAACGCGTTACGGTCGAATGCCATGTTTGCGGTATATCCACCTACGGTAGTAATCGCGGAGTTATCCGCCAGCGCCTGACGCAAGCCCGGTGCTGCCAGGGTAATAGTGGTAGCAGTAGCTGCAGCAACGAGGTATTTGTTGCTATCACCATCAAACGTCACAATATCACCTGCCGTGAAAGAACCCGTGCCGGTATCAATCGCGATCAGGATATCACCCTCCGATTTTGCACCATTTACCAGATAATCAGTGGCAGCCGATGCCGCGCGTTTCTTAACATGCGCGGATTCATGGATGTTGAATCCTTCCAGTCGCCCCACGATACCCTCACGCAGCAGCGCATCGGTACCAGACTCGTTCACCTTGAACAGAACTGACTGTTTACCACGGAGGTTAGCAATCGCAGAGGAACCAAGGACCATCTGCAAATCGGTAGTCGGGGAGCCGTTATCGGACAATACCTGGCGCGCATTTGCCGCATCCGACAGATCGCCAGCAATCCCGAATGGAGTAGTACCAGCCGTACCGACAGCGCGGGAGGAAGCGAAATACAAAGCCGCGAGATCCGAGTCCATCTCATTTGCCAGCGCACGGAACGCTTGCTTGAACTGATCCGCCAGGATGGTGTTGTAAGTACCGGCCGGACCAAGGGCCAACTGCTCTTCGCCGTTCCATTTGACCGGGGCCATTTTGGATTTGGTGATTTTGACATCAACGGTACCGATCGTCTGGTCGCCATCATTTGGTGCAGTAGCCCCCGGCGTAATATCAACTGTGGTTGCCGGTGGAGCAACTGGCGCAGTAACAGTCTGATCCTTCGCCGCCGCATCAGCTTTCGCATTGCGCGATACAGCCGGGATAAAACCGACCTGTTCGCGGGATACGGTATCCAGAGCCGTAAAGATAGTCGGGATCAACCCGGTAAGCGTATTAGCCATGTGTTTGGATTCCTTGGAGATTAAAATATAGGGTTGGTTGAGCTATCCAGCTCCGGCACCAGCTGCCATCCGGCGGCTGGCAAAGAATTAATCGACGATGGTGATACCGTCTTTGAGAGTTGATTGCTGATCTGTCGGGCTCAAACTGGTAAACGCATCGCGTTTCATCGTTTTCTGCCCGAGTGAATGCTGAGACTGGCGAGAGCCGCCGCCCTGGTTGCCGCTGGCCTTCAGAATGTGGTCTTTCTGAGGGTATTGCTCCACCAGGAATTCCAGCGCCTCATCGAAGGCCGCCAGTTCGCCCGGCTTTGAGCGTGAATAAATTTTGTTGCCTGAACCGTCATAGGCAACGACTTTACCATCCTCGACTTTGAAGGACTGACCGAAACGCGCCTGAAGCATATCTGCTGGGATTGCCACTTTATCTGCGATGAATTTCGAGCCAGAGAACCGGCTGCCGATCATTTCCTTATAAAGCTGGCCTTCAAGGGTCGTCGCACGCTGAGTAGCTTCATCAAGCTGGGACTGGAAGGATTTGGTGATATCCGCTTTAACTTGATCAACGGCACCCGCGTCGATCAGTTTTTTCTGGTCTATTTTAGTCATCATCTCCAGCGCTTCGAGTGCTTTCGCCGGATCACCGATTTTGGCAAACTTAGCCAGACTGGCTTCAGCTGCTTCTTTGGCTTCACGATGAGATTTCGCCTCGCCATTCAGAGAGGAGATTTTCCCAACGGCCTGCACAGCATCAAAACCAACTTCCTGGCCGTCATCGTGGACATAGACGGGTAAACCGCTCGCATCGACTTCTGCATAACTTTTGCCGTTAACTTCGACTGTTTTCAGTTTCATGTGGTTACCTTTTCGGGGTCATCCGACCGTTGCACCGCTCACCATCCGAATCACGGCAATAAAAAAGGCCGCCCGGAGGCAGCCTGATTGAAGACTTAAAAAGCTTTAAAGTCTGGCGTTGCTGAACGCCTGAGCATCCAGGTTACGCAGTTGCTCCAGAGTCAGCCATTCGCCCTTGTCGTTGTAGAAGTCATCGGGCGACATGCCGCCGTCACGAATCAGTCGGGCCCGAGTTACGCCAACGATCTGGGACTGGCGAGTGAACGACTGGCGCGAGAACCAGCCCTGATAATCGGTATCCGAAGGCACCTGCCCGTCCATGCTGGCACGTGAGCTATCGGATATTTGCCCTACAGCAATACCCAGCTCATCAGACGATTTCAGGATGTAGGTTTCGACGCTGCGACAGCAGAAATGGATTTTCCCGGGTCCCTGCAGATACGGCACCTTATGGCCGATCGGCTTGTTATCCAGTGTGTACTTGAGGCGGTCGCGAATCCGACAGTCTTTTGATGTGCGGTTATCCAAAGTGGATAACCACTGTTTACCCTTCAAAATGTCATCGTTCGCATCTGCAAAGCTTTTCCTGGCCGTCGAAGCAAGATGCCCCACAGCCGTTTTTACAATACTGCCGGCATTGGAGCGGCTCATCTGCAGCGCGCCATCCTGATAGCCACGGTTAGCATGACCACGGACCTTTCTGACGATTTGCTCATGCGTATCGCCCAGGAGAAAACCCTGCCGCACTGTATTGGATATTCTTGCTATCCTGTCAGCTTCAAGGTTATCTGCCCACTCCGAAAGCAGGCGCCCCTGAAACGGCTGTGCCATCGCAGTTGCATAAACGGCATCCGGTGAAATGCCCACCAGTGGATGAAGCGATAGAACATCATCGGGGATCGCAAACTGGAACAGGCTCAGCTGAAAGCCTGCTTCGTACTGAGCGAGTTGCTGCAGCTCATCAGATAGTCCCGCGTACATTGACTGCACAGCCTCGCGATTGAGAGCTCTGACACTAACGAGCAGCGCTTCCAGTCGCGACACGGTAAAGCTTTCAGCATCCAGGCTATCCATCGCCACCAGCAATCTGGCTGTCAGTTCCGCATCGCTGTCATTCAGGATTTTTATCATTCTGTTTGCAACGCTGGTGCTGTACCGCGCTACCCATATCGCATGCGCTATCGATTCATCCTGAAGCTTGTCATTCGCCGTTGCCATTTGCACCCCCCTGGTTACTCAGCCCGCCGGCAAGCGTGACCTGCTGATTCCGCAACTCGTCGATTACCTCTTCGGGCTTCGCGTCCGGATCGATAAATTTGAGGGCCTGCAAAACGCGAACAGCATCAACCTGACGTATATCCCCCCCCTGACGGAGCGACTGAACAGCCGTTGCAGCTGCGGCATCAAACGTCTGGGCTGAAACGTCCAGTTCGGTGCGTACATCGACATTGCCGCCTTCTTTCTCGCCCAGCCATTCCGCCATAATCTGCAGGATATTATCGAGCGCATCCTCAAGCGAGCTTGCCATGGTGTAGAGAGGTGAATTCTCCTGCATCCGCTCTTCGTGAGTCTGGTCTAAGGATTTAGTCGATGTGTTTTCCGCGCGCAGCAATTTTGCGCCGGCCTGACGCATCTGGTTTTCCAGATCCTCAAGGGAAATCTTACCGGCTTCAATCGCAGCCCCGGTATGCTCGACATATTCCAGTCCCTGCCGCTGGCGGTCATCGAAACGAGTCGCAGAGGAAGAACCTATCGTCAACGTTTCGCCATCAGCCAGACCGTAAGCCACCAGCAACGGCACACGAGCGACATGCAGGATGTTGTCCTGTTCACTCTGACTCTGCCAGTGCTTGATATTCAGTAAAGCGAGATTAAGCAGTGGCGGTGAACCGCGCATAAAGCCTGTTCGCTTCGTGTAAAGCGTCACCAGGGGAATATCATCGCGACTGGTTTCCCACTCGTCGTGAATCTGCCACTGGCTTTCACCATTTTCACCTTTATTTCGGCGATAAATTTCAACCTTACCCGGCATGATATGGCGTATTTGCTCAACTTTCGTTTGCCCGTAATCATCGCCATCAATAATGATGACCTCTCTGATACGCAGATCGGTCAGCACCACTTTCCCTTTAACCACTTTCGATTTCCAGCCGATGACCTGGCGAGGATTTAACATCGTGGCATACGGGCGGGATCCCGCGGCTTTTTCGTCGGCTTTAGTTTTTACTGCCTCTGGGTCAATTTTCGGGAAGTCCACCAGCGCATGTACCAGACCATACTGGAATCCGATGCTGAAAAATTGCTGTGCCCAGACATCGAGCCGGTTTCCTTCCATATCAATATCTGGCGACAACTCTCGTATTTGTTCAGGAGAGTCCTCACTCAATACCGTCGGCTCAGCAAACACTCGCCCGATGTTTTGTTTAATGGCCTCTTCATAGGCAGGTAGTAACGTTGCCGAAGCTAAACGCTCCTTATAGCTTTCAGGATCTTCGTTCGGCCATTTCGGGAGATACTTCTTGCCCTGCCGGCGCATTTCCAGCGTGCCGCCCATCAGCGCATCATTAATATCCCATGCCTCAACCATATCGTTATAGTCGAGGTTGGGCGTTGAAATATCAGGCATGTTTTTACATCCGCAGTTGGGTGACTTTTCCGGTTGGTTTGATGATCGGGAATTGCTTCACAATGAAATACCCGCCGGCATCGTTAGGGTGATCGTTATCCGCCGTTTTATCCGGCTCACCGTTCTCGGCCCAGACCTGTTGTTCGAGCGATTCTGCGTACACCGGGCAGCGCTGTACGTTCACCTTGTAGCGACGTTCGCCATTGCCATTGCAGAACATGGCATTCATCGAGTTGATGCGGTCTTTCACTGGTGGGTTTGATGCATTAACAACCACATTGAAGCCAGCCTGCTTAAGCTGGGCGATATCAGTGACGCTGGCATTGCTGGATTTACGAGAATCACCGGAAGCATCCGGATAGATATAGATTTCACGCACCTTGCGATAATCTTTGCCGTCGTACAGCCAGAACCGTTCTTTGATGATGCGAATCATGTCAGGGGTATCGTAAGCCTTCACGATTTCATTCACCGCAAACGGAAGCCCCAGACGTAACACGTGAACAATCCCGGCCATCTTCCCGACGTTAAAGTCCATACCAATATACAGAGGCTCGCCGGGCTGCTCCTCTTCCCGGCAGTTATTCAGCTTACGATCGAACTGATGGTAAATCGTCCCGCTGGTCAGGTTGGTGAACTGGCCACACAGATAAGCCTTTATCAGTTCCGGCGGGTATGACTCCATCAGTGACGGGATGTAGTCCGCCGGCAGGTTCTTTTCGTTGTCGAACGTCGAGGCCTGAACCAGTCCGTACAGCGTTGAGAGAGAGGGTTTATCACGCACAGCCTTTGCGAACTGTCGATAAACGAATTTAAACCCTTCCGGCGTCGTGGTGACGTCTATTCCGTTACGCAGGCCGGGCACCTTGTAACGCATACGCGCGATGATTTTTCGCCAGGCTAATTGCGCCTTTTGCGCGGGCATCACGTCCAGCTCATCAATCAGCGCGTTACCAATTTTAAAACCAACGATGGTTTGTGGTTTCTCCATCGAGCGGCAGATCGTGGTTCCGCGATACTGGCGCCCGGCGTAGAAGTGAACCTCTTTGTTCCCCTCGTTGATTTTGACATTCAGCCCCCAGTCATTGGCTACTTCCTCAACGGTGGGATAAAAGATGTCACGGATCTGCGGATACGTAGGGGCAAAGTAACCCTGGTTGATTTTTGGGTGTTCCCACATTCCTTTGCAGATGCCGCCGCAACCGACCCATGTTTTGCCAGAACCGAAGCCGGCGACATAGGCCTTAAACTTGTACTGCATCGCAAGGAATTTGGCCTGAGGAACGTTAAGCGTCGGTGCTATCGCCATCCTCTTCCCTCACTCGCGCATCGACTACGTTGATATTGATCGCAACTGGCGTTGGTTCGTCATCTTCCGGGTCAGCGGCCAGTTCTTTGCGAAGTTTGTCGATCTCCAGCTGCCGGCGCTCAATTTCTATCTGCTGCAGGCGCTGGGCGAATTCACTATCAGCCAGGCCGAGACGCTTCATCACCGCCTCGAACATTCGCTCGCGGCTGATAGCGGTTATCTCCACACCGTTCTTTCCGAGCTTCACGCCGGAATAGGCAAGCGCTGCATCAGGCGCCAGCTTGCGCGTATCAGCGAAGAAAGGCTGGCCGATACCATCCCCATTGCAGCGAGGACATTCCGGGTTAGGTGCGCTGGTGTGGTCGTAGCCGTATCCCCCATCATCCAGAGGTTCCCGACGTTTACGCTCAAGAGCTTCGAGGCGTTTCTCTTCGTACTCTACGGCATCGCGCCATTGATACTGATGACCGAAGCCCCAGCAGTAACGGCAGCTACCGCGGCGATACTGAGAAAGCTGGTTGGCGTCGAATGTTGCCAGTCGCCACATCTGCTCAAGCACTTCATCAGCGCTTCCGAGTGTGCGCACAATGGATGCTTTCTGCTGCTGCGCAATGGCCTGCGCAACGTTAGGATTCGTTAGAAGCTGACGGCCATAGTTCGGGTCGCTGTAGCCTGCACGCTCAGCGGCTGCCGTTGCATTCTGGTCCTTGAGGTATTCAGCAATGAAGCGCTTAACCTTAGGACTTAGTTTGCTATCCACCAGCTCTTCTGCGCACTTTTCCTTTTGCGCGGTGCGCAATTTCTTCTGCGCAGGTTTTTGCGCAGTTTGCGCAGTGGGTTTCTTGATGTATCGGCGGGCAGTAGCGTAATTCAGTCCCTGCGCTTCACACCAATCCTTCGGTGATACGCCGGTTGCGGCATGATCGGACAGGAACCGTTTCTGAAGCTCGCCCCAGTCCGGTTTTGCCATGGTATTTTCCTGTGGTAACAACCATTAAAAAAGCCACCCGGAGGTGGCCTTTGTATTGGTGGCTGTATGTTGCTTTGCTGTCGGCCTCAGAAGATTACCAGGCCTGAGAATCAATCTTGTTTTGGACATAGCGGAATTCGAGTAATTCTTTGGTGATAATCGCTACTCCAGTGGCAATGCACTGCTCCTGCGTTATCTTTCCTTCATCAAACTCCGCCATAAGGGCTTTCAGTTCAGATGATTCTTTGGATAGGATATCAAGGTTTTTCAGCACCGCATCGTAACTCTCTTCCCGACACTCTTCCGGAACTGGAGGAGACAAGGCATCTTTAATTTTCTTCAGTAGGCTCATAATCACTCCTTTTCAGAGCAATCCTAGCAGCGAAAAAGATGTTTTTGAACTACCAGTCATGTAAGCGATAGGATATGCACATATCTTAATTGCCAATGTCAGCTTCAGTATTAAACAGCGCCAGCGCTTCGGTTGCTTCCTGAATCGCCTTTCGAGTTTTCGAGGCAATCTCACTTTCCGTGTAAACACGATCGAAAGAGTCTGCAAAGAGCTCAGCTTTGAGATAGATATCGCCAACCCAATCAATGGCCAGCTTAGCCGCGGCGGTGTCGTAGTTAACTTTCTTGATGATATCTAGGCGGATTTGTTCGGATGCAGTGATCTCTGACATGTCTTACCTCTGTGCGATGTGGGACATTATCGAGGTCACTCTGAGAATGGCCTCTGTGATGCATTCGCATTTATCCTTGCCACGTATACAAGAAGAGCGGTTACCTACAGGATACTTGTTGCGCACAATAAAAAAGGTCGCATAAAGATGCGACCTTTGGTTAATACCAGTTAGAAAACTAAAATCTCTAAGGAGCCACCCGGGTGAGACTTTTCTGCTTAATAACTGACCTCTGCCATTTCGGTGTTAGCTGGCAGTAGTTACGAGATGATAGCTTCATTTTGGCTATCGATATCATTTAATTACTGAAAAAGCCCTTTATATTAATTATTCACTACTATCCAGAACATTGAACCAGAACAAAAGATGTATATGCTGTTCTTTTGATGCCAATGATCAATTCGCTCCAACCAAGTGGGTTGCTAACAAATTATTCGAGGGTTCCTTAGACAGTGACCCATATATTTAGATGCTCAATGTAGCGCTGGACAGGAACATAGATAACCACTCCGTTAGAAAGATCAACAGACTTGATAACACACCCCTGTGGCGCAAAATATTCCCCATCAGAATGAGGCTGGATTGAGTGTTCGTCTCCGTAACGATAATCGTGGGGAAGTTTAGGAAGTGAATTTTTCGTCATGGGCAGCTTCTTAGATTGAAGGAATTTAAAAATCAATAGTGCATTAGCGCCCATGAATTAGATACAAACTTTTCATTGTTTACCGCTCTATTGTCTCGCTTTCAGATTTTTACTAATGCGGCAGTATATATATCAATAAGTTAGATATTCTCTGTATTACTTAGCACCCTTCTCTGTAATTTGCGAGCAATTGGCCTGCACTGCTTTATTGTGCGCCAGAATGTCGCGCTTGGTCTGCTTATCCAGCACATTGATATCGTGGTCGGTCAGGTAGATGATTCGTACCCAGTTGCAGGCCGTATCAACCACCACCGGGGCGGGTAAACTTTTCGCGCAGCTCCCGATCAACATCGTAATCAGGCATATGGCTAACAGTCTGCTGTACATTGCTGGCCTCTCTGGTGGCTTCCTCTTTCCGTTCAGCTGCAGCTACGCTAGCAGAGGCTTTCTCTTCAGTGCGCGCTTGTGCTGATTTGGCTTCTGCCTTACTGGTGCCGCGAGCATGGCCAATACCGAATGCACCAGCGATAGCACCCAGGATGAGGACCACCAGCCCAGCAATAATTTCAAAACTCATTGCTACGGCTCCTTTTGTTCGTCGGCCTTATCTTTCAATGCCGGCTGGCGTACGTATTGTGAGAGCACCGCCAGAACTACCAGCGCAGGGCTAATCAGTGCAACGATATTTGGCGGAAGGATGTTTTTGATATCCGGCGGCAGCATTGCCCAGCCATGAAGCGCGGCATCCGGGAACGACTGCGCCCATACACCGACCAGTGCGCCAGCAGCCCCCAGACGAACAGACCAAGTTCTAAGTAACAGGCGAGCATGTCCCACAAACTCAAGCCGGGTATACTTTCTTAACAGCAACAACGTTAAAACAGCCACCAGCGCAAGCAGGAAGAAGATAATTAGCTTCATAGGTTTACTCTCTCCTTCACCCACCCGAAGAGAAATTCTTCATTGGCTTCCCGCGCTTCCGCAAGTTCGAGATACCGTGCGCCCTGACTACAGTTCAACCCTTTCAGCATCACCGTGACCCCTGCACTACCCCGTACGGCGAGGTAACTGCGCAGCGCGGCGATCGTGATGTTCCCAATGACGCCATCCGGTTTCAGGTCGGGATACAGTTTGCCGCGTTGGTTCAGTGCCGTCAGCCAACGCTGCAGGAACGTTGTGGAAACACGCGGCCCCATGTTGACGCCGGTATCGCATAACTCTTCTGCGATTGATGGTGACAGTTCGGCGATCTTGTCAAATTTGGGTTCCAGCCAGTACTGCTGCATATAGATTTCTTTCGCAGTTTCCCGAGAGAGCTCTTTCATATCGCCTTTGTAACCGTAGGCACGCGCTGTGTTCTGCGTGATACCCCAGCGAGTAGGGCCACCTTTATCATTTAGGTTATTAACGTAATCCCCCTCTTTGCCTAGGATGGCTTCAATGATCTGGTCTGCTGTCATTGTGCTTTCACTCCTGTAATGCGCTCCCAGAAATACGTAAGGGCTACAGAACCCATTGCACCGCTGATACCTGCAGTCGCCAGAATCATATAAATACTTAGGCCGCCTTCTATGCTGACAAGCCCACCGATGACCCCGGTGAATCCCGATACCACAATTTGCGCGAGAGCGTTTATCCAGCTCCAGGTGGCTTTGTTTTGCTTAACGTCAATCAGGTATCGGACAAGACCGCCCCAGCATGACAGAGCAAGGACAATCAGCCATGAAACTCCGGCAATGCTTTCTTTATCTTGCATACGTTTAGCCATATCACCTCCGAAAGTACGGGGTGCTGTGTGTGTTTGAAAGGATCAGGACCGTCGGGCTGATTTATCAACAAAGCTCGTCGCAGATGATTCCCGCGGTCCTGAAATAAAAAAGGCCGCGCAAAAGCGCAGCCTTGAAATGAGTTTTATCGAATGTTGATTTGCCCTATTTGCGGCAAAAAAATGCCTGCTATGGAGCAGGCCAAGAAGTAGGTTCATGTCAGACCAAACCGACAGCATCATTCCAAGTATCCCGAGCTACTGTTTTACCTGGAGGGCAATCGATGCTTCGCTTTGTCTTTCGTATATATAGCATGCGTTACAGAAGTGGGAAACATAGCAAGAACATAAAATTACAGAGTGGTTTTAACGCTCTGTAGACATTAAGATCCGATGTGTACTTAATGACAAGGAGTCAATATGAAACAGGTGATTTTAACAACAGTCTTGCTAGTATCCTCAGCGAGCGGCTTCGCTTCAGACGCAGTCGGAAAATACAAACAAGGCGACTGCATAATAGGTACCGACCCACATTATAGCTGGAATGGCCAGATCGCCGCCGTTGAAGCATATTCTGAAATCTCGGGCTTTTTCGGGCCTAAATACATCCTTAATTTTCCAAAATACAAATCTAGTGCTGTAGTCTTCGACAAGGACATCGAAGCGCACTCAACCAAAATTGGAGATAATTTCTGTAGAAATCTTTAAGACAAAAAACCCGCTCAGAGGCGGGTTAACGTAAAATTGGCATACTATCAAATTCACATGAAATATATGCGTTTCAATCCAGCTTTGCAAGACTTACATCTAAATTTGTCGCCTTTTGTTGTGAACGTGATCGCGTAACTTGAATTAAGGAATCGCTATCAAGTCGCCGCAAGGTGCTTTTCATCTCTTCCCACCGCTCCGTAAACGTTTCTGACCAGTTCTTCGTGGTCACTCCGATCAAGGAGGCAAGCATTTGGTATTCGTATGTGTTGCGCCCAGCTAGTTCAGCTTTGACGTCCTGCGCTGCCAACCAGATAAGTTGACGCAGGCGATCAACGGTTTTCTTTGCAATTCGCACGCCGGCCAACTGCTGGCTGAATTGTTCCCACGCCCACCGAGTGATCGTCTCCTGATGCTCCCAACGGATATTGTCGCTGTAGTTCCACAGTAGCCAGGCTTTCTGATGATCTTCCAATGACAGGAGAGCGCGGCGCCAGCTGACAGTAGAAAACTCAACAGGCTGCACTAGGGTAATGGATGAACCTTTGGCGCGGGACTGCTTGCCGGGAACCGGAGGATTACTCGGCTTGACCATTCTCCCGGTCGCCGGGTCGACTACCTTCATCCGCTTATTGCTGCGCGCCGTCGCTTCAAACATTGCGTTCTCAGCAAAGGCTACCAGTTGCCCTTTCGTTGCCCCACTCAGATCGGCGGTGGCCACTATCAGCTGCTGGCGAACATACTCAAGGTACTGGGTATTCATGCTTTTTCTCCTGAAACCTGATAGATGCGGACGAAATTCTTCAAAATGCGGTAGACAACAAGTACGGTTCCGCGGTGCCGGCAGAGGCGGAGCTTGTGCCAGCGGTCGCGGATGCGTTCGATAACGTGACGGCTCATGCGGCCTCCAGTTCGGTGATAGTCAGTTCAAGCCGACCACCTTTAACCATCGGCATCCTTTTCACGCTGTAGTAATCCACCTGCTGGTCATCGAGCCAAAAACCAGATTTCGTCAGAGCGTCGAAGGTGGCCTTTTGCAAGTTGTCTAGGTCCCGGCGACGCCGATCAGGCATGTGGCACTCGATGCGGATTTTTACTGGTGTGGCCAGGCCAATATCCAGCATTGAGTCTTTGATGATTCTGGCGACACGGTCACGGTACGCCTGCCCTTCTGCGCTGATGTGCGTGCGCCCGCGGTTATGCCGGTAGTAGCGGTTGTTGCTCGGCGGCCATGGGAGACTGATGCGATATTCATTCATGCTTTTACGAGCCCCTCTTTCAGCCAGATAACCTGGGTGCGGGCCATGCCTTCCAGCGCGCACTCCTTTGCAAATTCGGTATCGACCAGGCGCGTACGGCGATCAATCTCGTCGTGGCAACTACTGCATGCGATGGTGGCGATCAGGTCAGGCGGCTTGATTCCGGTTCCGCAGAGACCAGCAAGACGAATGTGAGCCAGTACTGAGGTTTCAGGATTTCCGTTGCATACGCCGGGGATCCGCACCTGACATTCTCGGCCACGTGCCGCTTTGCATAAATTAGCCATGCGCCCTCCTTGCCGCGAGACGCAGCCATTTCTGATCCACCATGCGGGCGGTGTAGCCCTTCAGTGTCGGGATATCGGAAGGCTTAACCTCTGGCTTACGCTTGCGGCGCGCCGGAACACGGAAGATTTCGTTTGTGATGACGCGGGAAAGTGGATTAGACATCAGGCCTCCTGCTTATCGCGCAGTTGCTGGTATTCGCAACTTTGGGGAATAGTCAGGTGGCAGCCGATATTCATAGCCCAGGCTTCGACTTTGCACAGGAAAATGTACATCTCGCCTGTTTCCAACTGTGACGTATGGCGGAGGGACTGCACGGTGGTGACCTCGCCGGACACGACGTCCACGCGGTCTTTACTTTCGTAGCCGAGATAGGTGTGCTTCATCGCGTCTTTGACCCACTCAGGAGTAGCGAAGGTCTTGCCGCAGGTGATGAGGTATTCGCTGATTTCGCTGTACCACATATGGCTGAGCGAGTTCTGAGAAAGGCTGCGCTTCTCGCGCCAGGGCTTAACCTGCAGGCGGAAGCACTGGCCGGCATCAAGCAGTGGCTGGATCTGCTGACCGATGGCCGCGAAGTTACCGCGATGGAGCTTTATGCCGTCTACTGGCAGAGTCATACGGCCCCCTTAACGGAAACCGCAGAATGCAGAAAATCGCAGGTGCATTTCTGCATCTGTGACTGGTTGAAAGGTGTTCTGATTGTCGTTTGCACTTTGAGTCCCCTCAAAGCGCAGAAGTCACCGGAGTTGTTCATGCTCCAATGACTTAATTATGGCTGGATGATTCTTGAAAATCAAACGGTGGTATCCATGCTTTGAAGAATGGCGTGTAATGAGGTTGCGGTAGATTTCTGCAATTCTGTATCGGTTGCTGAGATATGTTCAAAACTGTCGATATAAAATCTTACACCGTCCGCTCTTACCCAATAGACTAGCCAGTCTCCAGAAATAACGTCATTACCTTTGAAGGGCATAAAAGACAATTCACCTGCTAACTGCGAAATTTGCTTTCTTACATCTCCCTCACCGATCTGAGCCAGAATGTTATGAAACTCTGATGCCTGGTCTTCAGATGATAAATTTTTTGTGTTCACCCCGTTCTGTTCTAAAAACATCTGGATGAGATTTCGCATTCCTCGATCTGTTAAATCCGGTGAGGAAGGATTCTTCTCAGGAGCCTCGCCTTTTTGTCTAAACGCGTTAAAGGCGCGAGTAAAATTGTCTTCTGAAACATGGATATGATGAAACCCAGCTAAAGCACCCTTGAGTTCACGCTCTTGATGCCGCATTGCTAAAGTTGATGGGGCAACCTTCATTCCCTCAAGAAGCCGAATGGACTCCAATACATTACGGGCGAAAAACCCCCTTCCATTTAATGCGTCTTCGATTATTTTCTGAGATAGATGACTAGAAACTCTATCCTTAAAATGATCATCAATAATCACTTCCCTTCCTCCTGTTTCAGGTAAACTTGGTCGCTACCTTTCGGTAAAGTTACTGACTTCTCCCTGTAAAACTTCAGGCGCTCAAGGAAGTAGTCTCGTAAATGCTCGTGCTGATCGCGCATCACAACTTCAGCTATAACCTGCATGTTCAGGCGCTCTTTGTAGGCGACACCGGAAGCCGCAAGGTCAACGTTAACCTTGTCGCGTTCTTCCGGGCTCTTGGCTGCTATGTTCTAGTTTGACATAGGTTTCCAAAGTGACCTTGCTGGAACTGGACAAGGGTTATGTACGTTAATAGCACGAATAATATCTTCACTAACAGGCAAAACGTCAGCCGCCACATTATATCGGAGATTATTCTCCGGGTTTATGAATACAAAAACTTTAAAATGATGTCTTTTGGTAGGTTCTGGGATTCTATTGTCGCCTCCTGCCGCCATAACTACTGGCCTAGTGATGACAATTTTAACATCAAGATCATCATGATCCTCTTTCACTTCACCATTCCAACCGGCACCGAAAACCATATAGTCTTGCATGTCTTTCACCTCATAAAAGTTATGGGAGATAATATCCCTGATGTAACTTTCGGATTCAAAAATTTTTTTACAATTTGAGATGGCTGACGAATTTGTGTCTCAAGTCTTTCCGTTCTGCTGTAGGCTGAGGAATCTACATCATACCGGAGGTGGCTCCTTCCCTGCACCGCTTCAATTCACATAGTGCGCTTAGTATCTGTCCAGACTCTTCAGCTTCCTGTTCTTAAACCAATTCAGACATCACTTCTGAATGTGCTTGTGCTTTTTCGATGAGAGCATTTAGCTCTTCATCAGTGAGAATCTTTGACATGCTAGTTTTCTCTTAAAAGACGACTTGAGGAGCACACAATCAATAAAACCCGCCATAGCGGGTTTAGATTGTTTGAAGCGGTTTAGGTGGTTAACTATCCTTGAATCCTGGCTTGCCATTTTTTGCACGCCAGTCTTTTACTGCTTTCACAATACCTTCTGGGCTCTCATCCTGACCTGGTTTTGGATAATAGATGAGATCAGTACCATCAGGGTGTTCAGTTAATTTCTTGAACAACAATACAGCGTCTGTATGCTTACTTTCGGTTTCATAATCTGCATCACAAATTTTCTTAACAAGAACCAAAAATTCAGCTTCCGTATAATCAGTAATATCCTTATCTCTCAATTGGTTATCCCTTTTATTGATTTTAGTATGTTGCTTTTAAAATATTACTTAAATAGGTTACAAGAACCCTCAACAGTTGAGAGTTCTTGTGATTTTAATTACACGGTATTTTACTTAATCCCATACCGTTTTTCTTTAACAAACTCAGGCTCTCTCCAGTTAGGTCCTTTATCGGGAAGAGGTTGCCCCGTATGTTTAAGCTTTCCTTCCTTGAACAGTCTTTCATGAGTCCTTAGTAACTCACCATTAGCAACCGCATCAAAGTTATACCGAACATACATACGGTCGATGCTGGGGTACGGAGTGATAGGCGCAAAATGCAACAGCACATCCTCTACTGTTTCATTTTTATAAATATTTTCAAGATCTAACATCATTTCCCTTCCTCTGCTTTGCGATACGCTTCTTCTGCTTCTGGCGTATACAATGGTTGAGTTCTTTCATTAATTTTATAATCTTCGAGTGTTGCCGTATGAGTGTTATTCCATACTTCCGCATAGTTCTTAGGAACTTCACCATCTTTTATACCTAGATTACGATAACGCTCCAGCTCCCTCAGTTCATGGGTATAAAATCGCTTGTCAGTATCCGTTGGTTTCATTTCTCCCTTGATGATTTTTTCCAAACGTTCAATCATGACAGCATTTTCTGGACTTACACCAAAGCGAGCTGTATGTATTTTTACTTTATCTAACCCAGCACTATCAATTACAGCCCCAGACCAGTCTAAGTTCTTAACAGGACCACCAGCTTTATCGGTGTTAAACTCGCGCCCGCTATATTTGCCTTTTGCATTAGTATCGCCATATGGACCTGCCAACATAACATAAATTGGCTCAACACCTGTCCCAGAAGCATCCGGCTGCCAGTATATGAAGTCCTGTAGTGGCGGAATGTCTGCAATCGGCAAAGTTGTCGTGACGATACTGTCAGCCTGCTTCACCTCTGTACCGGTGTGAACAGGTGTCACTGGCACTGGCCCGCTATTGCCGGTATGCCACGGAGCAGCAGGGCCAATTGGAACCGGATTCACGAGGATGGTCCGCGACGGCGCACCAGACATCGCCGGTACCGTTATTTTATCAAGACCAGTAGTACTGTCACGTACAGCATCTAATACAGGAACAGTGGAAGGCACTCCATCAGTACCGGTTTTTACAAGCATCAGAGACTGGCGCCCATCAGTTTCCGAAGCGATGAAGCCACGTACCGGGAGGTTGACGCTCTTCATACCCGGTTCGATACTCAACTTACCCGCCGTGAACAACCGGGCTTGTGCAGCCAACATCTCGATATCTCTACCGGGAACCTTACTGTCGCTTCCGCCACCTGCGCGAGGTGAAAAGAATAGCGTCGATGCTGCGGCAACCATGGGACCAACAGTACTGGCTGTTGCTACACCAGCTACACCTCGCCATAATGCTGAGGCAATCCATCCTGAGAATTCCGCAGTAGCCGTCATTACAGCACTAGCAGCAGTAGTTAAGACGCCATTAATTTCTGCAGCCAAAGCTGATAACTGAATCATCGCTGGGGCACGATTCAGTAACCTAACACCCGGTGTTAAAAACAATGTAGTGGCTGCTTTTGTCATCTCCTGTGTATAAACAGGAGTGTCCTTAATCCCGGCCTTTGCAAAAAGCGCCTTTCGAGCCTCCTCTGCTTTCCGTCGCTCAGCTTCCGCTTTAGCTCTTGCCTCTGCTTCAGCTTTCTCAGCCGCAATTCTGTCAGCTTCAGCTTTTGCTTTTGCTGCTGCTTCTTGCTTCCTTGCCTCCTGCAATTTCCGATCAATTTCTGCCTGCTTGCGCAGTTCTTCTTCCTGCGCTCTCAAAGCAGCCTGATAAGCTTCTTCAGCTCTTTTGGCTTCCCTTTCAGCCTTTTTACGAGCTTCTTCAATTGCCTTTTGACGGCCTATAAACTCAGCCATTGCGGCCATTTGTTGGTTATTCTGATGAGCAAGATCAGTAACCGTAGGCCGCGTTTTGTTGTTCTGAAGCGCGCGATCCACCACATCTTTCAGATGTTGCGTGAGTTTGGCCTGTTTTGCTTTTGCTGCCTGCTGAGAAAGCATGGCAGCCTTGGCCCTTTCAGCCTGCGCAGCCTGCGTTTTAGCAAGATTCTCTGTAGTCCATTTTGCAGTCGCATGAATTGCTGCTGAACTTTCAGCCTGTAGTCGGGTGAGAGACTTTTTACCTAAGTCGGCCTGGAGGCTACCACTTCCAGGAATAATAGGTGCTTCATTCCCAGAAAACCCTGTACCGCTGCCATCTCCACCAATGACAGTCATCACTTCTACGCCATCTTCATCTACACCAAGTGATACCATTCCAGGTGGTGCAGGGGTAAGAGGAACCGGTTGATTATCTGCCATCACTCTGTCTCCTGACCACTACGAGCTTCCAGATCGGCTAAACGCTTTTCCAGGGCAAGTCGAGCCTGACGTTCTTCCTTAAGCGCTTCAATAAGTAGTGCTACCACACCATTGATATTGATGCTGCGAGCATCCTTCAACACACTGCCGTCATTGAGTGTAAGTTCCGTCTTTGAAACAGCCTGTGGAAGGACTTCCTCCAATTCCTGAGCGATTACACCAGCTTCGGTAACGCCCTGCTTCAGATATGTGTAACCACTAATACGATCGAGCTTTTCTAACGCATTATCGATTTTCTCGACCTGGGTTTTCATTCGCGCATCGGAGCTGCTGTTCCAGCCTCCGTTGGTGTAGGCATGTCCGTCGTTACGGAATTCATAGAAGCCATTAGCACCACCATTTCCGACATGGACGCCCATAAAATGGTGTTTGCCAATGCGCTCGTAATGATAAAGATTGGTGAAAAGGTCACCGGCTCCCTGAAGATGCAACCCGGTGGTTATCCGCTCGGAGCCATTCTGAGTCTTATTCCCGCCAGCCCAGAACCAGCCATCAGCGTTACGTTTGGTAAACTGCCCAGCATCCAGTTCGGCATTTGATCGAACGCGAAGTTCGTTCCATCTCCCCTGCCAGTCACGATAAGAGAGCAGACCGTAATCTTGCTTGCCTGCTTCTACCCTGGAGCCCATCATCATCTGGGTCGTGATATTACCGCTGGTAAAATCGGTATGAATGGATGGGGCTGAATAGGTCTGTCCATTTATGATCGGCGACGGGCCGGTCGTACGCGCCGAAATGCCTGCATCATGCGAAACTACTGCCCCACCAGAAATGTCCACGCCATTACGGAGCGAAACTCGACCAGTTTTGAGATTGAAAGATAATGGGCGAAGGGTGTTCCATTGTCCGTCTTGCGCCTGACCTTCTGGAGTTACAAGAGCGTAAAAGTCATTACCGTCATTGCGCAGGATGACTCCCGTTTTACCACCTGCCAGACGAAAAGCGCTCTGTGATTTAGACACCACCTCGCCATCGGAAACCACACGCTTGCGCAACGTGGTCAGTGATTTCATTTCTGAAATATCGTCGTTAACACCGTTTGAAACTTGTGCATTGCTTTTTTGGTCAACCATTTCCATTTTTCCTTGTCGATTACCAGAACCTATACTGTATAAATACACATGTGTATTTATACAGTACTTATAGTCCTGATTTTTACGTTCGTCAACTTCACTATCGATTAAAGAAATGGTGACACTTTCTAGACTGCCCTACGCTTAACTTACTGAGATTAAAGCATTCAATAACCCTTATGTTATCGTTGATTTGGTCTCATCTACGATGTCTTTAGAGGTGCTCTGTCGACGCAATTCAAGGATGTTTCAACGCACTGATCGCTAAGATTGCATCTTTTTTCACCAGGTCGACCCTGTGAATCTGACGATGATGTATTCGGTTCCAGCGCCTCTACCAGCGCATCAATGTCTTCTAACTTTACGAACAGCACATCGTGACCGAACTCTTTTGCGTGGGCTGAGCGGCGCTTAAGGCTGGTTATCAGTCGGGTGAAATCAGTCATGCCGCACGCTCCATCTCTACCAGGCCGACACGAACCGCATTCAGGATGCGATCGAGGTATTGATATTTCGGATTGGGTACGGTTGGCCATCCGGCATACCAGGGGTCGTCGCCAAACAATTTCAAAAGCTTGTCCCCAACGATAAAATCACAGCAGTTCTCCTTCACATCCTCCGCATTTTCGGCCTCTGTCCACATTTCACGGGCATCACCCTTATCAATTTCCTGTTCACGGCGAAGCTTGATGATTTGCGATTTAACGAATTCAAAGTTGGCGTCGTTATCATCGTCAACCGAGCTTTCAAGCCGGGGAGCTAAACACCCGATCAGGTAGTCATTGCTGACACGCTTAATGAACTCCTGAACGGAATCGCCACCCATAGCAAACCAGGCTCCTGTCCACGCCTCACCGAAGCAGGTGATGGTGATGCGGCCCTTGCCGGGCTCATAGTTTTCAATCATCACCCGCACAGGGTCTAATCGTTCAGCGCCGGTAATGGTGAAAGACAGAACGTCCATTTTTTCGATAGTGATGCTCATTTGTCGGCCCCCTCGCGCAGCTGCTTGGCGAAATCCTCAGCCTCTTCCGCACTGTTTAAACAGAATTTAATGCTGCTCGTTACTACGTCTCCGCCGCGTTTTTTCAAACGCTCAGCTACGCCTCTCTGTTCAGCCGCGAATTTCTCAACCCCGCGCGCCTCGGCTTCGGCTACGATGCGATCGGTGGCGGGGGTGTCGAGCAGCACATGCGCCGCATTTGTCACTGAACTGTATTTTTCGTCTGGAATGAATACACAATCAGATGAAACGACTTCGTATAACCACCAAAGCGCCTCTTTCAGCCCCACATTCTCCCCTACCAGCTGCTTCACCCAGTCCTGCAGGTCTACGCCAGCCGGGCAGCCTGAAAGCTCGCGGCATTTCTCGATAGTTAATAGTGCTGCTGTGAGTTCGTTATTCATGCCTGCGCTCTCCCGTAGACCGCTAAAATTCGTTTCATGACCGGGCTCTGCCGGCACTCGTTGAAAATCTGATTGGTGCTCTTCTGGCCGGAGATTTCCTCCTCGGTGGCCAGCCGGTAGTGAACCGTTCGCCAGACCTTCGCTACTGCTACCAGTACGCCCTGCTTTGCCAGAATGTTTGCCGCCTGATTGATACAGGTGTGCGACATGCCAGAGGCATCAGCCACATCCGGGGAGCTGCAGGTTTTGTGAGTCTTGAGGTAATCCAGAATTGCGTCTTTGCCGGTCATTGCTTGCGCCCTCTCAGTCCGTGCTTCTCGCGAATTTCAGCCAACCTGGCCAGTCCCTGCATGCGTGATAACGGCTTACCACCAAGGACAGGAAGTTGCTTAACAGGCTCCGGAATCGTCTCTCCTGAGTTAATCCGGTTAGCCATGCGCGCCAGCTCCTCTGATGCCTTGCGGCGCAACTCAGCATCGCTGAGGCCGTTTGCGCGCATGTTCTGGTACAGGGATGTAACCAGCCAGTAGTGCGCGTTGGACTCCCAGGGGTAAGACTCAGCATCCGGGTACTGTCCGCGCGTACGGCAGTACTGGTAAATCATGTCCACCAGTTGATCGGCGTTAGGTAAACCGGCCGCCGCGGCTTCTTCGGCTTTGCACCAGGCGACAAACTGGCCGGGTGACGGAAGGAATGGACGCTCCTGGCGACGAGCTACCCGCATACCAGCCGCAACCTGCTCCATGGTGGTGATGCCGTTTTCCCTGAATGCCAGAACCCACTGGCGCCGGATTTCGTTCATCTCGGTCTGGTCGCGGTTAGCAGTAGTTGCCGGGAACGCAGCCAGCAACTGGCTGAACACGCTGTTGATGACCTGGGCCACCTGTTCAAGCTGCGGTTTCTCGTCGTACTGCTCCGGCAGGTTGTGCGCAACGCGGCGCATTTGCTCGCGGTCAAAGTTATGCATCTGCTCTGCAAGGCTTTTCATAGCTGCACTCCGTAAATCCAGTCAGTGTTGGTCAGGTCAACCTTCGGCTTGTCGGCAGTAATTCCGTTGGTCTGCTTACCTCGCTTGATATCGAGCTGAGTCCACTTTTCACGAAGGGTTGATGGGCACAGGACATTGCCCTTCCAGAATTTGTCTTCACAGGCCCACTTGAACAGCGAGGCGATTTCCTTGTGGGTGCGCTTGTCACGCTCTCGCATCAAGCGGATATCATTCGCCCAGGTGGCGTAGTTCGGTTTTCTTGCAGAGGGGGCGATGCCCTGTACGACAGTGAACAGCCATTCAGCACAGCGGAGGTCTTCAGAGTTTCCCCATTTGGTGCCGCTCTGGATCGCTGCTTCTGGTCTCAAAGCAGGAATTTTCTTTCCGGGCTTGTCAGAGGATTCGTCAGAATTCTCGGACGAAGAGTTATTTATATTCTTGTTATTACCTTCTTGTTCATGATGTGCGGGGAATTGTGCGGCCTTATGTGCGGCATACCCTTCCGAACCCGCGCCATTACAGGCTTCGTCATGTGCGCTTATATGTGCGGCTTTATGTGCGGGTAAATCGTCCATTTTTTGAGCATATTCGACATAGTTTTTAATGGTGATCACCCTGCCTTTTCGCTTCTCTCCCTCGATGGTAATCATCCCTTCTCGAACGAAAACAGACAGCATTCTCTCCACTGCGTCACGGCTTGTCGGATTACCCTGACGGTCACACAACTGAAGCCCAAGATCTGCAGCAGTGACGACCAGTTGACCGGGTTGCAGAGGCCATTGCTTGCCCTTGAAGAAGGCCACATATGGCTGCCTGGCTGCGTCAATGAGAAGGTTTTCCCACAATGTGCGCAGGAACACGTCTTTAGCCCATGACTTCTTCTTGATGCTCCGGTACAACGGGACGTAACCAGACTTCTGGTTCTCCATCCTGTTGCTCCTAGCGGCTGAGTGTGCCGCGAAATTGGCGTAAGCTACGTTCGACACAGTTAAACCTCCTGCGCCTGGCGTTTTTGATTAGCGTTTGTCATAATGACCTCGCAATTGACTCGCGTTATTGCATCGAAGGCTGGCTGTGTTGGCGCACAACAGTCTTCACCCATTCCTAACGTCTTCACATAACCCCCAGCATCGACGTGACCATGGCCATCAAAGGCGCAGTCAGTTCCGGGTCAACACGGAACATCTCTACGATCCCCTCACTCAGCTCCTTCAGCTTTTGATGGCGCGGGGCGTTCATCGCAACGGCCACTTTCGCTTCGCTCGTTTCCTTCTCAAGGCGAGCGAAGCGGGACATGAAACTGTCTTCTGGAAGAAGTCGGTGGCGGTACTCCAGCGGCAGCACGGCCATGATTGCCGGAGTCAGCTGGCGAACGTTCTCGCGGTACTGATCCGAATCAAACCGGTTATCGAGGAAGCGAAAGAGTTTCTGCCGGGCACGGCTGATATCGTCAGGAAAGCTGATTGAATCGCCGCCCTGCTCCCGGTACTCGTTGATAATCAGAGCTGAAACCACGTCCTGATTGTCGATAGCCGACGCCCAGGCTCTTACTGCATCTCGGATCAGGTCATGATCGTGACCCTGTTTTGATTGAGCGCGATTTATCATCGCGGCCGGAACTAATCCGGTATTGTGTTGATACGTAAGTGATTGCATTTGCATTCCCTTAGTTAAATAGTTTCCAAATGGCTGATAATTCAGCCGTTAGATTTGATTTCCTGATTTTTAAAGAGCGTTTAAAGCTGAAACTCTAAGCTACTGACTTCTCGGCATTCGGGAACAATGTCGGCAAGTCAGGGCGAATCTGGTGAGCCTTGATTGCTCCTCCAGTGGCGCTAACAATGCTGCCAACGTGCTCAGGGGAAACCTTCGCTTTGTTATGCAGCCACTTGTAAACGGCCTGCTGAGAAACTTCGCAGGCATCGCCCAGTTTTTTCTGCGAACCGACAATACTAATCGCGGTTTTAATTACTGGGTTCATAACAACCTCCGTAGTGAATGTGAAAGAATAATAAAACTATGGTTGTATTTAGTCAACAACCATTTTCGTTTGATGGAATAAAACCACGGTTGTACATTTGAACTATGAAAACGACACTCGCAGAACGACTCAAAGAAGCGCGCTCTAAACGAGGCCTTACTCAAAAGGCTCTCGGGGAGTTAGTTGGGGTAAGCCAAGCGGCTATACAGAAGATTGAAACTGGCAAAGCAAATCAAACGACCAAACTGGTAGAGATCGCCAACGCTCTTGGGGTTCAACCAGAATGGCTAAGTTCCGGTGAAGGTGTGATGAATACCGGCGGAGAACACTCGGCCCAAATTCAATCCAGAAACTCAGCCTCAGACACTTTCAGGGTTGACGTGCTTGATCTCACAGTAAGTGCCGGGCCAGGCATCATAAACAATGAATTCATAGAAATTCTGCGATCTGTCGAATATTCAGAAGCTGATGCCCGCCAGATGTTTAATGGACGTAAGCCCGATCAAATCAGAATAATTAACGTCCGTGGCGATAGCATGAGCGGGACTATCGAGCCTGGAGACCTTCTTTTCGTCGATATCAGCGTTCAGCGCTTCGATGGGGATGGGATTTATGCTTTCCTCTACGATGAGACGGCACACGTTAAGCGCCTACAGATGATGAAGGATAAGCTTATTGTAATATCGGATAACAAAACCTATGTACCGTGGGAACCCATCGAGAAAGACGAGATGAATCGTGTTTTTGTGTTCGGCAAAGTTATTGGCAGCATGCCGCAAACATACAGAAAGCATGGGTAGATCGGGCTGATAAGTGTTCTAGTCGCTCCGTAGAAACGCAGAGGAAGCATGTCTGATTTGGTTATCCCCATACTGATTACTTTACTGATTATCGGGCTGGTTGGGATCGTGCTAAGGCTGGATAAGATTTTCTTCAAGCGAAGGGATAATGGAGATGACTTTGAGTGAGTCAGGACGTTGGCCTGATGAGGTGTTTGGGTAATACTGAAGCTCTTCAGGAGACATAGGTAGTGAAATGCATATCAAATGTGCTTAGCTAATACTTTTCGAGGTAAGATATGGACAGTCTAAAGTTAGAAAAATTCTCCGAATTTAATCATAATGACCCTTTCTTTGACTCACTCAAGAGTGATTATAAAGAGTTTTCAGATTGGTTGAATAAAAAAGCAATAAGCGGAGATTCAGCATACGTTCTTTATGATGAGAATCATAATATCGAGGGTTTTATGTACCTCAAAGAAAATGATGATGCCGGAGATATCTTACCTCCACTGCCAAATGGAACTCACTTGAAAATAGGGACATTTAAGTTTGAGTCAAAAGGCACACTTAGAGGGCAGAGATTTCTAAAAAAAGCGTTCGACCGAGCATTTAACTCAGATTCTAATGATATTTACGTTACAGTTTTTCAAAAGCATACTCATCTTGTTAAGCTTTTTCAGGCATATGGGTTTTATATCCATGGAGAAAAAGAAACTCAAAATGGGAAAGAATTCGTATACGCCCGAAACTTAAACGACGTTAATGGCGATGTACTCCTTGATTACCCGCTGGTTCTACCAAGAGAAAAGAAAAAATTTATTCTTGCAATCAAACCAGAATATCACACAAGGCTCTTCCCAGACTCAAAACTAGTCAACGAATCACCAGATATAGTCCAAGATGTATCACATACTAACAGCATCCATAAGATTTATGTTTGTGGTATGGACTCCGTTCAAATGATGAGCAGGGGGGATATAATCATTATATATCGCATGTCCGACGGACAAGGCCCAGCAAAATATCGTTCAGTAGCCACATCCATATGCGTGGTGGAATCGGTGCGACATGTAACAAGCTTTAACGACGAAGATTCATTTGTAAAATACTGCTACAAATTCAGCGTATTTTCTGAAAAGGAATTGAGGGAATTTTATCGCTCTAAACGCCTCCCCTATATTGTAAGATTTACATATAACATCGCCTTGCAAAAAAGGCCAACTCGTGAGATGCTTATGGATCAGGTGGGGCTGCGTGGAGACCGCACTGGACGGTGGGGTAATTTCGAGATTACCGACCAGCAGTTTAATGAAATATTGAAATTGGGTTGTGTTAATGAAAGTTTTATTATCCATTAAGCCGGAGTTTGCTGAAAAGATCCTTGATGGTTCTAAGCGATTTGAGTTCCGAAAAGGGATCTTCAAAAATAAAAGCATTAGCACAGTTGTTATTTATGCAACCATGCCTCTTGGGAAGGTTGTAGGACAATTTAGTATTGAATCTATTCTGTCAGATGCCCCAGAAGATTTATGGATAAAAACAAAAAAATACGCTGGCATTTCAAAGAGTTTTTTTGATAGCTACTATTCTGGAAGAAACACTGCCTACGCAATTAAGGTAGGAGATGTCGAGCGGTTTGAAACGCCACTCCCGTTATCCGCACTTGGCGATGGCATAAAAGCCCCACAATCCTACCTATACCTTTGAATCAACCCGGCCACTGCGCCGGGTTTTTACTGCCCTATTTCCCTTTCCGCACCATCTCTGCGGCGTCACGCAGCAACCCCTTGCGAATAACATTGCCTACAGCCTTACGCTTTCCCTCCAGAAATCCGACAATATTCTCTTTGTTGATCTCAATACCATTATAAATCAGCTCGAATACCTCCCCCCACCTCTCCAGCCATGAAGGCCAAGCGGTTATCAGCAAGTTCATCTCGTTCCACGCCCTCTTCTAATGTTGTTTTTTTGAACATATCACACAGACATAAAAAATAAATTCCGTTTACCTACAACCACATAAAACCAAAACAACCACAATAACAACTATTGTTGTTGACGATAAAACAACTATAGTTTTTAATAAGTCCATCGAAACGAAACATCGACAACTGAGCGAAGTTAGCCAGAGGTTAGGTGGAGATTCGATCAGTCGAACGGCGCGACAGTAAACCATGCGTCGGGCGCCCGGCGGGCTCAGGGAGAGCGGCAATGGTGCGTATTCAAACGACATTCATACCTCAGTCGCTTCACCGAGGCGGCTTAGTTATGACAACCGGCGGCCATCCACCGCCAGAGATAAAGCGCAGAAGTCTTTCTTGTTCCGCTGGCCGGCGATAAGGCAACGAGGGTGATATGAATCACGATGAATTTGATGATGGTCGTTGCGGTATGTCGCGCCGGTGCTGGCGAAACCTGACCCGCATCTGCATTGGCTTGATAGCCATATACCTGCTGATTGCCTTGTTTGTGATGGAGGTCTTCCATGATTAGTCAGCACTACGGTACCCAGACCGTTAACCGCGGCGCCGTTCAGCCTGGCATGCTGGTTAAGCATCGCGACGGCACCTGGACGGCATCAGCTCACAAACGCGGCAAGTTATACCTTCACCGCGGCTGCGAACGTACCTACACCAAAGCCCTGCTCATCGAGATCTACCTCGATGGACGCGGAAACGGATTAAGCAACTAACCAACCAATTCAACCGATCAGCCTGGCAACAAGCGGGCGGGATTCGTACACCCTCATTTCAGGAGAAATTATGAAACATCATAGTCAGTTATTAAGGCTTCCCCGGACAATTCCATCGATGTTAGCCAGCCACCGCTCTCTCATCACAGAAGCTCGCGAATCTCGCTTACTTGGGTGGCGACGTGAGGCTGCATATTACCTACGTAGTGCTGCAATCGAGCGCATATGTATCGCAAACAAGGTAGCTGATAAATGAGCGCTTTAGATAAATGGGATGAAGAAACATTCATTCAGTTGATGAGAGATTCGCTTCCAATTCAGCCTGAAAGTGATGAGGAACCAGTCCACCTGGCGACAGAACGACACAATCCAACGATCAGTTGGGAGGAATTTGCGGGAGATTTTTCATGACATCGAAAAAGGTATACGCAGCAATCAGTGCAGTGGCTAAGGACATGGCTGCCACAGGAATTAGCAAAGACCGCAAGAACGCTCAGCAAGGCTTCAACTTCCGCGGCATTGACCAGGTATATAACGCTTTAGCCCCTGCACTTGTTAATCACGGATTAGTCATCCTTCCACGTATTACCGAGCGAACCGTTACAGAGCGGACTACTCAGAAAGGTGGTGTTCTGTTCTACGTGGTCGTTAAAGCTGAATTTGATTTCGTCAGCACCGAAGACGGCAGCATTCATACCGTCGTCACCTACGGCGAGGCGATGGATAGCGGCGATAAAGCAACGAACAAAGCCATGTCGATTGCCTATAAATATGCAGCTTTCCAGGCATTCTGCATCCCAACGGAAGAGACAGCTATTGACGCAGATGCTGAGGTTCATCAAGTACAGCCGGCAGCAGCAGATCAAATCCTCGCTGAATTCACCCAGTACGCCAGCACCGAAAACGACAGCAAAAGGCTTCAGGAAAATTACGCCACAACGTGGTCGCGACTGAACGGTTTTGCTGATCATCAGGCGAAGTGCAAAGACGTTACTGGTATCCGACTTAAAGAGTTAAAACAGGCGGCATAAATGGCAATAAATACCATCATCGTTTCCGGCAATGTGGGGAAAGACGCGGTTCTCCGCGTCACGCCAAACGGAAAACACATTGCGTCATTCTCTATCCCCGCTAAAACCGGATTTGGTGAGAATGAAAAGACATCCTGGCTGAATTGTAAGATGTTCGGCGCCATGGCTGAAAAGCTATCATCTGCAGTCGTTAAAGGCGCGAAGGTTACAGTCTCTGGTGAGTTTGTTATTGAAGAATGGACTCGACAGGATGGTTCTACAGCGCAAACACCTACCATTCTGGTTCGGGATATCGATCTGCCCCCAAGAGGTACTTTTGGAAATGATAAGCCGCGACAACGACAAGTTCAGTCGCAGCAATCATCAGCACCTAAGCAGCACAGCGAACCACCTATGGATTTCGACGACGATATACCTTTTGCGCCGATAACTCTCCCCTTCCCTCGTCACACCATTCACGTCATTTAATCAGGAGCATGAATATGCCATCACCTCTTCCCGGGGCGGGATATTTACGCCCGCCAAAACATTCAGGCACCAAAGAGGAGGTGCTGGCGAGGTGCTTCGAGGCCATCGCAAATAACAATTACCAGACGCCGAACATGGAAGTTCGGATTCAGGAGCGATTCGAGAAGGATGTCTGGTTCGACAATCTGGAAGCAAGTAAATGCCCTCAGTATGTACCGGTCGGACCGATGCGCCCATCACGTGAGGATGAACGAATCAAACGCTATCGGACCCGCTTCGGGTCTGTTAGCAATAACTGAATGCAGGTCATTTATGACTAAACAATATTCTCTTATCTACGCTGATCCTCCCTGGTCATATGGCAACACCATCAGCAACGGTGCAGCTGTCGAGCACTACTCCACAATGAAACTCATCGATATGAAACGACTACCAGTGTGGGAACTCGCAGCGGAAAACGCCGTGCTGGCGATGTGGTACACCGGCACTCACAACCAGGAGGCGATCGAGCTGGCCGAGGCCTGGGGCTTTACGGTACGCACGATGAAAGGCTTCACATGGGTGAAGTTGAATCAGCTGGCCGAGCTGCGCATTACCAAGGCTCTGGCAGAGGGAGACGTCGCCGACTTTTACGACTTCCTCGACATGCTGAATGCAGAGACGCGCATGAACGGTGGCAACCACACTCGCGCCAACACGGAAGACGTGCTGATTGCCACCCGCGGCGCCGGGCTGGAACGCAAGCATGCCGGCATTAAGCAGGTGGTCTACAGCCCGCTCGGAGCTCACAGCGAGAAACCATGGGAAGTGCGCCACCGGCTGGAACTACTTTACGGCGACGTACCACGCATTGAGCTATTTAGCCGCAGCGCGGCGCCAGGCTGGAGCCACTGGGGAAACCAGTGCGCCACCGCTTCCGTTGAGCTGATCCCCGGCTGCGCCATCGATGTTGTTAAGACGGAGGCAGCATGACGCCAGCGTCTTACTATAACGAAATAGACCCCTTCGCCGCCCAATGGCTGCGCAACCTGATCGCCGCCGGGCATATCGCCCCGGGCGAAGTTGACGAACGGAGTATTGAAGATGTCACACCTGACGACCTCAGAGGATTTACCCAGTGCCACTTTTTCGCCGGGATCGGCGTCTGGTCCCATTCCCTCCGCCTCGCAGGATGGCCTGACGATAAACCTGTCTGGACTGGCTCCTGCCCGTGCCAGCCTTTCAGCGCGGCAGGCAAAGGAGATGGGTTTACTGACGAGCGGCACTTATGGCCCCACTTCTTCCATCTCATCAGCGAGCGCAGACCTCAGCATGTCTTTGGCGAGCAGGTTGCAGCAGGTAACGCAAATGTTTGGTTCGACCTTGTACAAGCAGACCTGGAAGGAGTGGGATACGCCTTCGGGCTTGTGCCGTTTACGTCAGCGGGCATCGGTGCACCGCACATCAGAGAGCGGGCCTACTGGGTGGCCAACGCCGACAGCGTCATCAGTGACCGGCGCGGGAACATCCGGGCGCCAGGGCGGGATGAATATTCAAACAGCGGCGATGATGTCCGGCTGGCCGACGCCAACCACGATCGACAACAACCAGGTCAGGGGATTGGGTGCCGCTGCAAATGCGCCGAACAGGGGATCGACATTGGGCGGAGCCGCAAGATTGGCGGGCTGGGTAACACCGACCTCACGCGACTGGAAGGACTCAGCGGGAATGACGGCGCAGAGGGACGGGAAGGAACGACTGGACCAGTTGCCGCGCCAGGTTTTAATGACGGGTTGGCCAACACCGACAACGAGCAACACTCGATCGCCATCAGTAGATGCGGCCATGAACATGCATCGACAGGACGGGAGCAAGACCCAGCAGCGTCTGCAGGACTTCGCGGGGATTACCGGCCCCTTGAGGTTAACGGTTTTTGGCGAGATGCGGACTGGCTCTTATGTCGAGATGGGAAATGGCGTCCAGTTGAACCCGGCACATTCCCGCTGGTTGATGGGGCTGCCGCGCGACTGGGACGAGTCGAGCCCGCGATGGCAAGAGTGGCAAGCAGCAACCGCGTCGGCAGACTCAAAGGCTACGGCAACGCCATAAACGCTCAGGCTGCCGCAGAGTTCATTCGTGCTTATGTGGAGGTTTCATGAAACCCGAAGACGAAAACGCCATCCGCGCCGCCTGCCGTCGTTGTACGGAGAAAATCAAACAGGCTATGCGCAAAAAGCCAAAACCAAACTGGGACGCAACAGTTAAGCCCATCATCAAGAAACACCACCAGCAAATTGCACCTCTGGGAGTTAGCCTCCTGGAGTTCGTCGTATACACAGGGCGGCTAAATCGCCGTTTCGGAGTGGAATCGTGAAGGTAGAAAAAAGCGATGTTCTGGCGTTTACCATTTCAGATGTTGAACGCCTCGACCCGGTCAGGGTGATGATTGAAAACTATGAGCCTGGAAAGGGAAGAATCACTATCACCTGTTACGGACAGGCATGGACTGGCGCATGGTTTGCAATGGGCGGTGACACTGTTCAGGAGTTCATTAAGCGTGTCAGCAATGACTACCTGATCGGGTGTTTAGCTCCCCAGCTTGAAAGCTCGGTTGACGATGATAACGACGCCAACCTTGAATTCGTTAAATCGCAAATCATCAAGCTTCGCCGCGAACAGGAAATTGATAAGGGTGATGCCCGTGAAATGTGGACAGAGGCCGAAAATGCGGAGGATGTGAAGGAGAACTGCTGTGATTTTATCGTTGGGGACAAGCTTTTGAAATTGTTTGGCGATGACCCTTGGTATGCAGGATGGCCGTCTATACCCAATCCGAAATATCAATATCTCGAACGCATCATTGAAGCGGTACGTGGCGGGCTCGCAGAACTGGAGTGTGTCGCATGAACAGAGCCTCTCCCGTTGATTTGAGGAAATGCCTTGAGGCTGCACATGGGCTCGCTCATATCGGCATCCGTTTTGTGCCGATCCCGGTAGCAACAGATGAAGAGTTTCAGGCACTGTCTGTCGAGTTTTCACGAAAGCTTAAGCAGATGGCGGTCGAAGCTGAGAAGAATGAAGGTGGCACAGCATGACAGCAGAAATCATCGATCAAGCCAACGAGCTTTCGCAGCAGCGAATCGACATGACAATCGCAGCGCACCGGATAAACCACAACGCCGTATCAGCTGAGCATTGTAGTGAATGCGGAGAGGATATCCCGGCGCCGCGGCGCGCTGCCGTTCCAGGTTGCCAGACATGCGCGGAATGTCAGGCAGACTTAGAGCTGATTATGAAGCAGAGAGGTAAGTGACATGCATTCCTTGCAAGACGTACACAACAAGTTAGCCGATCTTGTATCAGAGGCGCACAAAGTAGCGTGTGCCCTCGATATTGGTGACGAGCGCACTGAAGCTTTCGAGCTATACGAGGCACTTCGCCGACTTCAGCGCCAAGGTGCAGCAACTGAGCTTCTTTCCGCGACCAACCCTCTTCTGGCCTCACCTTATTACGACGAGGACTGGGAAGAAGATGAAGATGACTAACGCAACTTATAGCCAGTTATGAGCTGGCTATTGGGTGCGAAAACACCTCCTCCATTATCCCTTTAACCCGGCCAGGCGCCGGGTTCTTTTTGCCTGGAGAACACAGATGAATGACAGCATCCTGGTTACAAGCGAAATCCTTGCCCGTTACAAAATTTCCCGAAGCACGCTCTATTTCTGGAGCACACCATCCCGGATGCCATCGTACTTTTCTCAGCCCTTTCCGAAGCCAAAAATAAATGGCAGCCCTAAAAGATGGCGTTTGTCAGACCTTCTTGCCTGGGAAGACAACATGAGTATCAAACCAGAGGCTGGCCAATCAACTTCTCAAGATGACGTTGCCAAACAGCAAGCCAATGACGCTGATCATCCAAATAATCGTGGAGGTTATACCGCGCCATGA